CGATCTGGTAGACCGTGTGACTCCCGTATCGGTATTCCACCCCTCAGCCCTCCGTATCCGCCTCCGGAGGCTAAAGCTAACCGGCTGAAAGCCGGTGGTTTCAACCCTTTCTATGGAAAATGAAAGATGGTATCCAGCAGTGGGTTGATGCCGCATTGGACTCGAAAGATGAAATCGCAATTGATCTAATCAATGCGGGAATTGATCCTTTGACTGCTCTCAAGGCATCTACTGTCGTCACGAAAAAGGGGGTCGCAGAAAAACTTGATCGTCATTTCGGAAGCAAAAATGCAGCTGAAATTACTCAAACGATTAGTGCTCATGCGTCCACTAATCCACTTCAATAGGTTTGGCCTTCGAGGTTAACGCCGTAGCCAAACGGACTGGCCTTCGGCCATGCTGGGGTACTGCTCGACCGGCTTTTGATGGTTCCCACGCTCTTGCGTGGGAACCATCGGTCAGATCGCAGCCAGCCTTTCGGCCATGTCGGGTACTGCTCGACCAGCAAGTAGGGTAGACAACGGCGCAGCCTTGTCTACCTATCCCAACGGTGGGTAATCGCTGCGCGAGTTACCCACCCTACGGCTGACAACTACCCAGCTGTCCTATCCGCCATCTGCAGGCGTTTCTCCAGTCGCTCCGCCACAGCCCGGTGCAGGCCATCGGCCAGACCAGCGACTCCTTCCTGCCTTGCCAGCCCCAATCAAAAAAGACCAAAATAAAGACCTGAAAAGGAGTCTTTACCATGCAAAACGTACTGGCCGATAAGGCCGTCAGTGTGTCCGAGCTGAAGAAGAACCCGTCTGCGGTGATCGGCAGCGCCAATGGCGGGCCGGTGGCGGTGCTGAATCACAACCGGGTGATGGGTTACATGGTGCCGGCCGAAGCGTTCGAGGCAATGGTCGAGCGGCTGGAAGACCTGGAGCTGGCCGAACTCGCCCGCTCTCGCGCCGGCGAAACACCCGTGCCGGTGAATCTGGATGACCTATAGCCTGGAGTTCCTGCCGTCCGCGCTGAAGGAATGGGAGAAGCTGGGGCACACGGTGCGCGAGCAGCTGAAGAAGAAACTGCGCGAGCGTCTGGAGCTGCCCAAGGTGCCGGCCGACGCACTGCGCGAGATGCCGAACCACTACAAGATCAAGCTACGCGCCTCGGGCTATCGGTTGGTGTACCGAGTGGAAGACGAGCGCGTGGTGGTGGTGGTGGTCGCCGTGGGCAAGCGCGAGCGCAGCGCGGCCTATGAGAAGGCGAAAGGGCGGTAAAGGCTGCGCAGCCTTGTCCATCGATGCCAATGGTGGGTAATCGCTGTGCGAGTTACCCACCCTGCGCCACCGGCGGAGCGACGGTGATCAGGCGCAGGTTGACCTCATAGAGCCAGCCGTCGGGCGGGGCGACCCGCCGTTCGAGCGGCAAGGCTTCCAGCGCGGCACCGTCGGCGCGGTTGAAGATCACGCTGAAGCTGCGCCCGTCCGGAAGGGTCAGGGCCATGACCTTGTTCGGGATGTCGCGCAGTACCTCCAGCGAGCGCACCACCGACAGCGGGGTCCAGACCCCGCCGTTGCTTTTCAGGGTGATCGGGCGGCCGTACAGCTTGACCCCCTCCTGAATCAGCAGGGCGCCACTGACCGAGCGCTCCTGCTCCTGGGCCACGGCATCCCATTCGAACTCGTCCACCCATTCGAACTGGTCGTCCAGTTCTACCGAGTCGAGCATCATCTACAGCGTCCTCAGGCCGGCGTCGGCCAGTATGTCGAGCAGTTGGGTTTGCTGGCCCGCCGGCACCTGCACGTCGACCCGGCGCCCGCGGGGGCTTTCCAGGCGGATGACGGTGGTGGGCTGGGTCGTGGTCGGCGCCGGCTCGGCGACCTGCTGCTGCGCCTGGGCCTGGGCTTGCTGCTGCTCGCGCAGGCGCCGGTTGGCGGTTTCCGCCTCGATCTCGCGCAGGGTGGCGATGGCCCGGCTAAGGTCCTCCACCGCCTGGCCGTTGCCGGCCGCCTGAGCCTCGGCACGCTGGGCCTCCAGCTCGCGGCGGCGGTTGGCGAAGGCGCGCCGGTCGACCTCATCCTGATCGCCGCGCAGCTGGGCCAGCTCGCTCTGCAGGCTGTCCAGGGTGTTGCGGCTGGAGTCGCCGAGGGCGTCCATCTGCTGCCGGGCACTCTCCAGGGCGATTTTCAGGCTGGCCAGGTCGGCGCTGTCCAGCAGGCTCAGTCCACGCTGGGCGCGCTCGGCGCGGCGGATGAAGGCCTCAAGGCTGATCGAGCCGTCCTCGTAACCCTCCATCAGCGATTGCAGCGCCTTCTTCTGGCCCAGGTACGACACCTGCAGTTCGTGGCTGCGGATCAGGGTTTCCATGGCCCAGATGCCGGCGTTGGTGTGCGGCAGGGGCTTGGCCAGCTCGGTCTTGAGGAAGGCCAGTTGCTCCTGGGCGCCGCGCAGGGAAGCCTCGGTGGCTTCGAGGTTGCCGGTGTCGATGCCCCAGTCCGTGTTGTTGATGCCCTGCAGGGCGTCGAAGGCCTTGAGCGCCGCATCGCTCATGCCGGCCAGCGGTTCGCGGGCCTGGCTGAGGATGCTGCCGAAGAAGTCCACGCCCGCTCCCGCATCCTCGGCGGCGCCGCCGAGCCGGCGCAGGGAGCCTTCCGTTTCGGCGGACGCGTCGGCCATCTCGCCGGATGCCTTCTTGACGCTGCGGCCGGTCGCGGCGGCGGCCTTCTTCACCGCGTCCATGCGCTCGGCCAGCGCGGTCTGGGCCCTGGCGAAGTCCTCGGCGCTGATCGTCCCATCGCCGTAGGCCTTGCGCAGGCCCGCGCGGATCTGGCTGAAATCCACCTCGTTGGCCGCACGGCCGATCTGCCCCATGATCGACTCGAGGCTGGCGAACTTGTCCTCGAGGCCGGCGAACTCGCCGGCCGTGGCACCGGCCCCGCGCTGGAGCTGCCGCAGCTTCTCGTTGAGCACGCCGGACGCACGGGCGTAGTCCTGCTGGCTGATGGCCCCGGACTGGTAGGCCTCGCGCAGGGCATCGCGCAGGCCGTCGATCTGGGCGGTCGTGCTGGCGGCGTCGATCAGCTTGAGCGCTTCGGCCATGTTGCCAATGGCGGCCGTGCCCTCGGCTGCGGCGGCCACGGCAGCATCCTTGGCCTTCTTCTGGTTGGCGATCAGCTCGTCGGCGTAGGCCTGGTCGAGCATGCGCTGCTGTTCGCGGGCCGACTTGACGGCGGCAGTCTGCTCGGCGGCGCTGCCGGCCACGCTCCGGCTGGCGACTTCCCAAGCGGCAGCGATGTCCTTGCCATCCTGCTCGATCTGGGCGGCGAAACCCTCTGTCAGCCCGTTAAGCGCGTCGCGGGCCTCGGCAATCCCCGCGCGGAGCTTGTCGCCACCGAGCATATCCGGCACGAAGTTGGCGACACGTCCCAAGTGGCCGAGCAGCAGGTCGCCGAAGGAAGTGGCGGCCAAGGCGGCAACCAAGAACCCGGAAGTAATGCCATTGAACAGGGTACGGAACGGCGCCACGAACAGCTGGACGCTGGTCGTGGTCTGGTCGAGTTTGGCGCCGAAGTCGTTCAGCCATTTCGTGCTGTCGTCGGACAGCGTCTTGAAGTCGGTCCCGAGCAGCTTCCTGCCGAACTCCTCGACCTGCCTGGCTCCGTCGATGAATGCCGTGCTGAGCGACTTGGCCAGCCTGTCCAGCCGGCCGTCGCTGTCCATCTCGCGGATCGTCGCGAGCAGCTCGTCGAGCTTGCCCTTGACGTAGTCCAGGGCCCCGGCCTTGGCGATGCGGTCGTAGAAGTCCTGGGCGGTATTTTTCAACTGGCTGAGCTGGCCGGACAACCGGGACATGGCTGAGAGCGCCTGACCCTCGGCGCTCTTGCCCAGCTCGGCGATCAGAGCGGCGATCACGTCGCGGCCGAGCCGCCCCTCGGAGGACAACTCCTGAAGCTGCGCGACCGTCTTGCCGGTGGCCTGTGACAGCAGCTGCCAGGCCGGGATGCCGCGCTCGACCAGTTGCGTGATTTCCTCCGCCTGCAGCTTCTCCTTGCCCCAAGCCTGCCCGAGCGCGATCACGATGCCCTGCAGGCGGTCCATCTCGCCGCCCAGTTGGGCGTTCTTGTCGACCAGCGCCTGCAGGCTGCCATCCATCGGATCGAGTCCGAAGCCCTTGAGCAGCGCGAAGGCATCGGTCACCTCCGCGATGGTCATCGGCGCGGTCTTGGTGAAATCCCTTATCCAGGCGATGGCCTTCTCGCCCGACTCCATGCTGCCCATCAGCGAGTTGATGCGAAGCTCAAGGCCTTCCATCTGGTCGCCGGTCTTGAGCATGTCGACGATGCCGGTGCGGATCGCGCCGGCCAGACGGTCGACCACGGAGACGGCCGCATCGACACCGACGAAGGCGCCAGTGAAGGCCAGCACCCGGCGGGTCGCGCCGTCCAGCGCTTCGCGCACGGCCGCCAAGCGGGAGGCGTGCTCGGCGGCGCCCCGGGCCGCCGCCGCCTCTTGGCGCTCCAGCTCGCGCAACTGCTGGGTGTGCTGATCCAGGGCTTGCCTGCTGTCGCCCACCGCCTGGGCAAGACGCTGCTGCTCGTCAGCAAGCCTGTCCGTGTCGATGCCGGCAGCCTTGGCGGCCTGCTCCAGATCGCCCAGTTGAGTGGTGGCCCGGTTCAGTTCGCGAGTGGCGCGGGCAGCCTCCCGCTCCGCTTCCTGCAGGGCGGTGGCCAGTCCCTTGCTGTCGGGGTCCTTATCCAGCGCTGCGCGCAGAGCGGCGGCGCGCTGTTCGGCGCGTTCCAGACCGCTGCGCGCCTGATCGGCCGCACGCCCGGCCGCGGCCAGACTGTTGGACAGGCTCCGCGCGGCCTTGGCCTGATCCAGTGCGGACCCAAGGCGCTCGCCTTCCCGGCGCAGCGCTTCCAGTGCGTCGGCACCCTGCTCCGCTGCGGGCGAGAGCTCGTCGCGCCCGCGCAGGACGAACTGGATCAGGCGGTCCTTGATGCCAGCCATGGGGTTTTCTCCAGGCAATAAAAAACCCCGCCGAGGCGAGGTTCCAGTGTTCAGGATGCTGTCATCCGATCGGTAGTAAAGCCTTCAAGCCAAGCCGTATCGGTTCATTTTTGGTTGCGAGGCTCAGCGAAACGAGTCCTTCATCAACTCTTGTCGCCCTCCTTGACCGCACCTGAAAGACCGCGAAGGGTCGCTTGCCGGTAGCCTCCCTCCAGAAGTGGCTGGCTCACTTCCAAGGCTCGGCAGGCTTTCTGCCCGGCGGTGATCAAGTGATGGCCGACGTCCTCAGCTTGCGTCGGACTCAGGCGAACCTCGACCGGGCCTAACCAGAGGACGACCATATTCTCCTCGACACAGACTCGGACACTGTAGTCGGCAACCATGCCGCCACTGAACAACCCAGCTGCTTGATAGTTATCCGTTCCAGTCAGCAGGTACAGCTTGTTCATAGTTCCTCTCCTCGAACTGTTTCAACGTCTCGTCACCAAACCATAACGGAAGCAAGAGCTATAAAGCACAGCAATCGTTCATCTTTACGACTATCGGTTGAATAGCTGCTGTTCGATGCAGAAAGCCGACGTTACATCGGCTTTGGCTTATGGAGCCTCCGCTTGTTGGGGTAGCCTTGACGGTTCGCTGCGCCACCCCACAGCTTGCGAATCAAATCCGCCTCACTCCTGGCCTATCCCCATCACGCCACCTTCTTCAACAGCTGCATCTCGCAGAACTTGGAAATGCCGGGCTCGGTGACCAGGTCGTCGGCCAGCAGCTCGGCCGGCGCCTCCAGACGCAGGTACTCGGTGCCGAGTACCGGAATTTCGCTGGCAATGCCGAATTTGACACGACGGGCGCGCAGGGCAAAGGGCTCGCCGGACTGGGCGTCGTTGAGGCCGGCAATGTACAGCTCCAGTTCGACCTGGGAGCCGGCCAGCATCTGCACCGCGTCGGCCGCCAGCTTGGTGTAGGTGGCCTTGATTCCGGCGGAGGTGATCAGGCTGTCGGCCAGAACGACGATGCCGTGCGGGGTCAGCAGGTAGTCAGTACCGGCGGCCAGCGCGGCATCGGCGGCGGTGACGACAGTGACCGGCTGGCTCATGTCCGGCAGGTGCTTGAACGGGACCAGTTCGCCCTCGACCCCGGCGCAGCCCAGCACCTCGGCGGTCACGGTGCCGGCGGCGATGTCGGTGATCGTCGCCTTGGTGACGCGGGCCAGGTTGGTGGCGGTGATGTCGAACATGCCGATGGTGGCGGTGACGTCGGTCACCTGCTCGCGCACGTTGCGGTTGCCGCCACCGCCGCGGTAGTTGGGCAGCGTGGTGCGGTTGGTGGCGAACGACAGGTTGAAGGTGTCGCAGTTGCCGATGTCCAGCAGCGGGTCGGCGGACTGGTAGGCGCGGGCGTAGACGATGCCCTCGCCCACGAAGGAGCGGTCGATCTGGGTCATGGATGGCTCCGTGGATTACTTGAGCGGTTGGATGTAGGTGATCTGCAGGGGCATGACGTGAGCGGCCCAGCGCCGGCCCTCGCCGGGCGGCATGGGGCTTTCCGGTTGGAAGGCAGCCTGTTGCACGCCGGTGACGGTCAGGCCGGCCTTGGCACCGGGCAGCGCGACCTTGACGGCTAGACGCGCCGCGCGCAGGGCCGTGGCGAACTGGCGGCGACGGGTCATGAGGGTGACGTTGAGGGTGACGCGCTCGCGCACGCTGCCCTGGCCGATGCGCTCGACCTCCTCGGTCTGGCCCGGCTGGACGACGATGAGGTCGTCCGGCAGGGTTTCGTCCTCGGCGTCGAGGATGCGCAGCACGCTGTCCTCGATGACCAGCTCGCCGAACTCGGGCACATCGGCCAGGCGCGCGAGCAGCTCCGCGACGATGGCGGATTGCAGGTCGATGGACATGTCAGGGCACCACGTAGAAGGTGATTAGGTGGCCGTCGTCGCTGGCGATGCCGTCGATGTGCCAGGTCTTGCCGTCGAGCAGGAAGGCGCCCTGGCGGTCGAGGGGCTGCAGCAGGTGCTTCCGGACGGTGAGGGTGACGCTGCGGTCGAGGGCGCCGCTGGCGAGGTCGAGGCGCTCGACGTTGCGGTCGAGGATCAGCTCCAGGCCGCTGGCCAGCACGACGCCGGCCGCGGACAGGTAGTCGCCCTGGCCGTCGTTGAGCGACGCCATGACGGCTGCGTCTATTTCGGCGCCGAACATCTCAGGCCTTGGTCAGCTTGATGATCGCCCGCGGACGGGTGCAGATGGACAGCGGGTTGGACTGCGCTTCCAGGTCGATGCCCTTGTTGTGGGGCAGCGGCTCCTGGCTGGCATAGAACTTCTGCCCCATGGTGTTGACCGTGTCCATGTAGTCCGCCGGGGCGTACTTGGTGACCAGGAGGCCGTCGACGCCGAGCGGGATCAGGTAGGCGTCGTCGCTGCCGATGAACTCCACGCCGCCGACCTTGCCGTAGAACTCCTGCCACTCGACACCGCCGAACTGGAAGCCGGTCGGACGCAGGTCGCTGCGCAAGAACTGGCCGTCCTGAAAGCGATCCCAGGCGTCGGTGGTGGACGTGTGGCCGGTGAAGGCATCCCAGAAACCGCGCCCGCACACGGCCAGCCAGCCGCTGATGATGCCGCTGTCGGCGATGGCGTCCTCGGCCTTGCGCTTGGCCTCGACGATCTTGGCGAGCACCTTGGTGGCGTCGTTGCCGAGCGCCATGGCGTGGCTTTGCTGCTCAATGCCAGCCCTTTCAAGGTCTTTTGCCTTTCGAGGCCTCGATTACACGGGCCGTAGAGACATGAGCGCGAGCTGTGGCGCCATCGACCCACTCCCGGGGCTTCTTCACCTTGGGACCGCGCTTGCTGGT